GAGGTGCACATGGCCATATTTAAGAGAAGAAAAAAGACTGGATCATTTGATGCACTCCAGTTAATCAGTAATTTAAATACATTTTATACACCATTTGGTACGAATATATCAAAGAGTGATGTAGTAAAAATATGTATTGATCGAGTTGCTAGCCAATCTGCGAAACTCAAACCAAGATTTATCAAAACCGAAAATGATAAGACAGTAACCGAGAAAAAAGGTAGGCTGTCTTTTCTTTTGAAGTATAAACCAAACGAAATAATGACACCGTATGATTTTATCTACAAGACAATCACTTTACTCTTGTTGAATGATAATGCATTTGTTTATCCTAAGTTTGATAAAGATACAGGTGAACTGAAAGGCATTTATCCACTTAGACCAATAACGGTTGAAATGATAGTGGATAATTCGGATACTTACTTTATCAAGTTCTTATTTGATAATGGAGAATCATATATTTTGCCATACGATAATGTCATTCATTTAAGACGTCATTTCGGACAGAATGATATCTTTGGTGGTACAGGATCTACAGGTGATCATGAAGCAATCCTAAAAACGATATCCATCAATGATAGTTTGCTTCAAGGAATCGATAATGCGATCAAGTCATCAATGCAGATTAAAGGGATTGTTAAGATGAATGGGATGTTATCAGAAGCCGATAAGAAAAAACAAAGAGAACTTTTTGATAGTGCACTTTCTGATTCAGTCAACACAAAAGGAAGTTCTATCATTCCGATTGATTTGAAATCAGAGTACATCCCTTTAGAAGTTGATCCGAAACTGATTGATAAGGATACACTTGAATTCTTACAAGCGAAGATACTTGATTACTTTGGAGTATCAGTTCCAATCTTTACTAACAAGTATACAGAAGATGAATATAACTCATTTTATGAGTCAACGATAGAGCCTTTAGCTATTCAACTTAGCGAGGCTTTTTCTTTAGGCTTACTTACCGATAATCAATTAGAACGAGGAGAAGAAATCATCTTCTACAGTGAAAGACTTCAATACGCTTCATGGAATACCAAAGTGGCCGCCATCGAGAAGCTAATGAGTCTTGGAATAATGTCACTTAATGAATCAAGAGCACTGTTAGGGCTAGAACCTATCGAAGGTGGAAACAAACGACTTCAATCACTAAACTTTGTCGATGCCGATAAAGCGAATCAATATCAAGTAGGAACGGAGGAACCTAAAGATGAAAATAACAGTTAATGGAAAGATATCAGAAGATGCACTTAAGGTCATCTTAGAAACCCAAAAGAAAAAGACGATCATTATTGATGATTATTGCAAAAAAGAAAAACTCGAGTCCCTTTTCTACAAAGACTCTGAGCTTGAGTATGTATATCAAAAACTAGAAAAACAAGTAGCACCAAAACCAAAGAAAGTAGAGACTCGTAAAAATGATAAAGGAAACTAGACTAGCTGATGTCACACTTCATGAAGAAGATGACAAGATGATTTTAGAAGGCTATGCATTGGTCTTTAATAATGAAACTTTAATAGGCGATGAAGAATATGGTTTCTTAGAAGAAATTGATTCAAGAGCTTTATCAGAAACAAAAATGAAGGATGTTCCTATGAAATACAATCATATGGACTCCTTTTTAATTATCGCTAGAACCAAGAATCAATCCTTATCACTTACTGTAGATAGCATTGGTTTGAAAGTACGAGCTGAATTATTAGATACAAACACTAATCAAGACATCTACAAAATGGTAAGAAGTGGGTTATTGGATAAGATGAGTTTTGCTTTTACGGTTGATGAACAAGTATGGAATCGTGAAGGTAGTGTTCCAAAAAGAACTATTACAAAGATAGAACGTTTGTATGATGTGTCGGTTGTGGATACTCCGGCATATGATGCAACTAGTATATACGCTCGTTCTTTAGAGGCTATGGAGTTAGACCTAAAGGCTATGGATTTAGCAGAGCAGGAAGAAAACGCAAGCATTATCAAAAAAAGAATCAAAATTAAATCACAAATCTAAAAGGAGAAAAACAATGAATTTAGAACTTAGACGTAAAGAAATCGAATCAAGACTGACTGAAATCAGAGGTCTTGTCGATAATGAAACAGATATTACCAAACTAGAAGCTTTTGAAACGGAAACGACTGAGCTTCAAGAAGAAAGAAGTGTTATTGATAAGAAAATGGCGATTGCTAGTAAAACAGAAATCAAACCAATCGTTATCGATAACAGAACTAAAATTGACAAAGAAAAACTAGAACAACGTGGAGCTAGTTTACGTGAATCAAGAGTTATTCAAGTGTCGAGTGAAGAAATCTTACTACCAGAGTATACCGCTTCAGGATTAGCACCAGTACCATTTGCTCAAGTATCGACATTAGTTGATCGCGTGAATGTGATCAATCTAAATGGTGGAGAAACATACAAGAAATCATTTGTTAAAGCAAATGGTATTGCTGGTACGACTCTTGAAGGGCATCCTTACAGCGAAACTGAACCAGCATTTGGTTATTTAACAATTTCTAAAGTAAAGATTACTGCTTATACAGAAATCACAGAAGAACTTGAAAAACTACCTGCGATTCCTTATCAAGCGGAAGTGTTACGTAACATCAACATTTCACTTAAAAAGAAAATCAGCGAACAAATCTTGCGTGGTGCAGGTACGACTAATACCTTCACAGGTATCTTTAGTGATGCAGCTGTGGCACTTGCTGATAAAGCCCCACTCGAAATTGAAGCGATTACCGATTCCACACTTGATGATATTGTCTTTGCTTATGGCGGAGATGAGGAAATTGAAGGTGGAGCAGTCCTTATCTTGAATAAGAACGACTTACGTGCTTTCGCTGGTCTTAAGACTCAAGAAGGTCGTAAGGTTCATACAATTGATTATGTGAACAAGACTATTGACGGCATTCCTTACATCATCAATTCGCATTGTAAAGCTATTTCAGATAGTAATACTGCAGCTGGTGAATACGGTATCGCGTATGGTGCACTTAAGAACTATGAAGTTCCAGTATTCTCACCGGTTGAAATTGGTAAGTCTACAGATTACAAATTCAAAGATGGAATCATCAGCTACAAAGCATCAGTATTCACTGGTGGTAATGTAGTCGGCTACAACGGATTCCTTCGTATTAAAAAGAAAGCTGCAGCCTAATAACTGAAGCTAGTCATTAAATCGTAAAGAAAGGATTGATCTCATGGCCATACTAGACATTGTAAAAAAAGCACTACTTATACCACTATCAGAAACATATGCTGACGATGAGTTATCCACTCACATAAGTAGCTGCAAAGCATACCTGACGAGCTGTGGGATCAATCCATCTTATATTAATGACGAAACAAACCCAATGGTAAGTACGATCATCATTATTTATGTGAAGACATTCTTTGGATTTAAGAATGATGGGAGTGCAAAAGAACTACCTAAAACATTTGACATGTTAGTGGGACAAATTGCGCTAACAAAAGGAGCAGATGAAAGTGTATCCTAACTCACCAAACATTAGATTGAAATTGTTAACTTTGAATCAAATACACAACTCAATAGGTACAATAAACTTTCAATTACAATCATCAAAAGAAGTCATTGGTATTAATTTCAGTATCACATCCAATGAATATTATGAAAGTAAGAGGTCTGATATCAAGATAGATATAGCTCTCAAAATTCAGAGTTTTCTTTTTAATCAGAGTCAGTACGCAGATATCGATGGTGATATCTATAAAATTGAGCGAACGTATCAAATTGGACAGTTTATCGAACTTTATTTAAGTAAAACCAATATCAGAAAGAGTGATATCATTGATTACGCTTGATGATCTTGGCGATGTCATCTCCAACATGATAAGTGATTATGCACAAGAAGTAATTCTTAGACTTGAGAAGAAACTAGATGAAACAGCAGAAGAAATTGTGAAATATATAAAATCGAATGCACCTAGAAGTGGTGGTTCGAAACCTTTTGCTGATTCATTCGTTGCTGAATCTCAAGGCAGTGGAATCAATAAATCCATCGTTATTTTTTCAAGTGAAA